GGCTTGATACCTTCCCGTTAAACGTGTTCCAATCCGTCGAAGAAAGATATCCCCCTGTTGTTCCATTAGCTGCCGGCATAGACAAGGTGAGATTGCCCGAAAGCGATCCACCGCCTGCAAGCGGGGAAGTGGTGGAAATTGACCTTGACAACGGCACGAATGATCCGGCCACCTCTGCCGGCTGCCACCAGTTCATTTTTTAAACCGTATCCAGCTTCCATCCGGCAAATACCATGTGGGTCAATTTCAACCAGCGGGCTGAATCCGCCTGAAATACCACTTTCCCCGCTGCAAGATTGACCGCAAAGCGATCGCCACGGGTTTTGATTTCGTAAAATGTACGCTCTCCCTGTCCGGTCTGAGCCATTAAGGTTATGCCCGACAGGAACATTAAAAGGTTGATAAACGCTCTTTTCATAACAATGGAATCATGATTAAATAAACATCAAATACACTTCCGCTCCAATAATCGCTAACTGCTACCGTGTTTATAACTACATCCTTCTCTGTGGTCGCGGAAACCAACTTATTCACAACAATCGTCGTTAATCCTTCCGGGTTGTATTCAGGATCAATTCCGCTGATCGCACAGCTTTGAAATACGTCATCTTTACCAGCATCAGTTCCCCCGCTCAACTGACAGGGTGCATCGCCATAAGTCGCTTTGAAGATTATGCTGTGTAAAATCCTGCCTGCCGGAATCTTCATTGCTGGATCCCATTCCGAAGACAAGTCCTGGTATTTCACAACCTGTAATCCGATTCCCAGCTCGGAGGGCGCTACAGGAAGCCATGCGGAACCGTTCCACCGAAGGATGTCGCCTGCCTGCTCGCCGGGAGGCAATGCCGTACCACCGGGTCCCGTTCTGAGGTTTACATATAAGCTCGTGCCGTCCATCAGATGGTGATTATCTTATAAAACATGTGAATGCCGATAACGGTTCCACTCGCCTTCTCCCCAAGGCTCAACGCTATGCAAACCGGCTTTTCCATTATGATGTCAGAGTTTGGAGTAAGATATTGAATGCGAACGGTTGGTGATTGAAGAAAATCGGACGTAAAATCTCCAATTAGGTCGTCTTCCACCACATCGCCATAGAAAATATTAAGATATTGCCCATTGACATTGGGAGTCGTGGAAGGCACGGTCTGAGCACTCAGGGAAATGATCTGAATTGCTTTTCCTGCCCCTGGTGAATTAAGAATAACGCGGTATTGATCCAATAGCGACAGATCAAATGTCCTTTTAACATACATCACTACATTCGACGGCTGCTGCACAGGTACAAGTGAAACGATGGAAGAGGCCAAAACACTCATCATCCTTTCCGGCCACTCAAAAGCATCGGATGGTAGGGCGCTGTCTATATACTGAACTTCATATTCCCGCGACCGATAAACATTGTGAGACAGCGAGTTTTTAAATATTCTCGCCTCGGAAGTGGTTTCATTTTTAGCAAGGATCAAGCGATATCCTGCCACACTTGAATTATCGGGAAGCTCCTGTGCTACAAACGATGCTGCCGGAACATAACACACTTCGCTGCCGTCCCATATAAAACCTGCAGATGATAAAATGTTTCCTCCGACGTATGTAACTTCCAGTCCAACTATGATAACAGGAGTTGATACCTGGTAATTGAATCCGGCTAACGCTTTGATCAATGTGCCGACTGATTGTGCTGTGGCATCCTGCATCAGTGTCCAGTCTTCTGCTTTCAGCGGCTGGCCGCCTGCTATTGACAATAATTTGTCCATATTATCGCTTTTGAATAATAAAGTTTTTCCCTGGTAGCTTATATCTGTGCGTCAGCGCGGCGATCAACGGGGCATCAGTTTCAATTGCCTCCGGGATCTCCACAACGAAGTCAACATCCGTGTGATCCGATTCGGAGTAAACCCAGCTATCATCCTGATCCATATAAAATTCAGTGTCCGGATCATCCTGCCGGCTGAAGATAAACGGGCCGAGGTAGGTGCCGTCCAGTATCCGGATGTCTGTGCGACCAAACCGCAGGTTCAGCGCTTGTTCCATGTAAATGACCTGGGGAGTAATGCAGGCGTCCAGCCACGTCTGATCCCAGAACACGGAAAGGTTTTCCCTGACGAATACCAGATAACTCACAAACACCTTCACCCAGGCTATCATCTTCAACTGACGATGCCGGTGTGGGATCAGCGAGTGCGCTATCCGGTTAATCGAAAACTGTTGCTTCCACGTTGTCATCGTAATCAAATACGCTGTTATCCATGTCAATGGAAAAATACCCTGCCACACTTTCCACGTACATTTGTACTGTCGTCCAGTTGTTTGAATTATCTGCCCGGTGGTATGCCGAATTGAGCTGTACATCCACTACCCCTTCTGCCGACTGGATAAAATCAACCAATTTGCTCAACCGCAGGATCCCGTCGAATTCAAGCGAGCTGCCAAAGTCCTCAATGGCTTTTTTAATCGGGTTTACTGAGGGATCACGCAACAGGTTGTTCTGTGCATCGAGCACAAGCCGGTCGCGAACGATCCTGATATTTATTTTCAGTTTATCTGCAGGCAGCGAAACAATCTCCATTCTCACCCCGGCATCTTTCCACTTTGACCAGAAAAGTTCAAAAGCAGCTTTCTCCTGGCTTGTCAGCGGAGCTTTGCTTCCTCCCACGTCTTTGGCCACTTTTAGCATCACCCTGCCGCCACGCTCCGAAGCTGCGGCATATTTCACGATCCGCGCATCGGGGGCATCGTTAGCATACTGGTACTGGTTATCGTCCCAGGTCATTTCATATCCATACTGGAATTTCTTCGACTGGTCGGCATACCAGCGCACGGTGTGCGGGCGCCGCTGATCAATCACCTCGTTGATGTGGCTGCTGTGGCGGTCAAACAAAGTCTCCACCAGCCACGACCCCACCGCGAAGATCCACAACCACAACCGCCATACAGCCACTTTCGATTTGGAGGTAACGTCTATAGCCAACCCCATCGCCGTATCGGAGGTGGAACCGGGAACCTCTGAGGATACGATGTAATCGTTCAGCTCCTCGAAGGAGGACTTGCTGGCATTCAGCGCGTCGTATATGTCTGCTATGGTTCGTGCCATCAGGTTTTCCAGATTATGTGGTTGATCGTTCCGGTGGTTGCATCGGGAGTTTGGATGTGTCCCCTGACAAAGTTGGTAAGTACCCCCACAATGTTGAAGATATGTACCTCTTTTTCCGGATCCAGCACATAGCTGCAGTAGGGCACTTCGCTCCAGCTTTCGCCGTCGAGGCTTTGGTCAATGGAGAATACCACACTATCCTGGCTGAGATCGGAATAACTGATCTGTACCGTAAGCAGATCGCGCAGGAAGAAGAGTTGCACGCTTCCGAATTCCTTGTCTCCCTGAGACAAATCGTAGTTGAGGTCTTGTTTTATATTGTTCATGTCATCCTGGGTTATTACCAATTCTTCGCCGATGCCCGAAACCGGGTGGAGGTTGTTTTCCGCGAAATAGGCAGCAATACGCTTATTTACCATCGCATCCGGAACATTGACCACTATACCCGCCGGAACCGAAAGATCGAGTTGCAAGCCCGGGTTTTCATCCAGCAGCGCGAAAACCGTTTCAATGCCTCCAAGCTCCTGAATGGCGATATCGAACAAGGTTTGTCCGGAGAGGGCGGTGGTGGTTTTCATGGATAGTTCCCCCTTATTTTTGCTTTCCCTTCTTCATCTATTTCTACCTGTACTCTCTTCATCCCGTCTGCTTCCAGTTGCATCGCTATCTGCCGTTTCAGGTTGTCGCGTCCGTTTAATGATAAAGGCCCGTGGAAAAATTCGATGATGCCAATACCGGTCAAAGGGAATTGTTTGTAATGCCCTTTGTGGGATACAATGATGTCCTCAGCATGCTGCTCATCAGCAATACCGGTCGCGAAATCGCCATTTAAAACGGCAATATCGCCTGCATCATCATATAAGAGGTCGATGGCCATTAGCTTAGTGTATAACTGAATGTGCCTGTAACAGGGTAAATCCCGGCAACAAACGGGGTTGGTGGAGGGTTTTGAGGATTTGCCGGTACGTATGTGATCTGAAGGCCCTTGACAAACTCATCGATGGCGTTTGAAATGGTTTCAGATAGGGCATCCACCACTGCATCCGGATTTTCAGTCTCTGAAGCGGCCTTGACAAATGCCGCCTTGATCTCTGCTTTCAGTTTTATTTTGTTCAACGGCATTTAAGCGGTTTTTAAAAGTTGGTTAAACTTCTGTTTCAATTCAACAAAATCGGCGATGTTGATCGGTGTCCCGGATGGTCCAGTACCAGTGGTAACCGTGAGTTTCATGATGGCTTCCAGCAAATCGGAAATAAGCCCTGCCAGGTTGTCGGCCCCCCTTTTAAACAAAAAGCCATTTTTGTCGATTCTAAGCTCGCTTTGAGGGATGTTGATATACACCTCGTCGATGTCGCTGAAACCGCAAATGAATGAGCTTTCCGGCTTATTATTAAGCATTCCGGCCAATACGTAGCTTCCTATCTTTGGCAGGATGATCAGTCCTGTCGCCGACGAATCGATCACTGCTCTGAGCCGGGTTTCCGGTCGATCCGGACGGCCTTCCACCACGAGATCACAGGTTGAAGCGCCTTTGTCAACAGCATCAACTTTAGCCACGATGACCTGAACGGGCGCCCCCTGTTTTATCTCGCTGAATACATCTTTTATCGTGCTCATGCTTTGGGTCCTAATGTTATCTGTTGCCTGAACCCGTCAACCCCAAAATTGGTAATAACCTTATCCACGTAGTATCTCCCGGTTTTATCACTCTCCTCCGGATGTTCGAGATTGACCACATCGCCATGAAATACAACCTGTCTTCCGAAGGTGGTAAAATCGCCATGATAGCCGTCATACTTTAAACGATCGAGTTCTCTGGCCGCCTGTTTTTTCAGGGCGTCTTTGCTAAGGTTGTAAAAGTTCAACGTGCGTTCTTCACCTTCGCTGTCGCCCAGTTTTACCTCTGTAACCGTTCCGTCCGGGTTGTTTGAAACAGCGGTTACCTTCAGCTTCATGTCTTCCTTGCGCTGGTATTCAAGGTTCTCACCTATAATATCCCAGTGGAACCTGAAAGTGTGTTCGTTGGCGCCCTGCCCGGAGTAAATTTTCCCGATCACCAGTTTCCCGCGCCGGAAAAAGGAATAGAGCCCATGACTTTCGCGCAGTTTTTCCAGTATTTTGGCCTGGGATAAACGATCAAACTGAATGGTGCCGATGGTTGTTTCTTCAAACTCCACCGGTATCCCGCTGAAATGTTTTGCCAGGATATTGCTAAGCGATGCCTGTTTCATGGTGTCGGTCACGGGCGTTCCTTTCAGCGCGTACATCGCATCTTCGCAATGCAGCTCAACCGGGGTTTTAGGCTTGATCCCGGTCAGGTACCCCTCGAAAATCCGCGTGTTTTCATCGTCATATCCAACATCTATGGTAACATGGTCGCCCGGCTTAAGCATACTCCTGAGTTTACTTCCGTCCAGTTTCAGGTTGGTGGGCAACAGGATCGAGCATTGATCGGTGAGCATTTCCCACGACGATTCGATTTCGACCGCGTTCACGAAATCAAACCGGTATCGGTCAGCAAGTACCATATTGATCGTCAATCGCTTCATCCTTCAAATGTTGCTTCTTTCGGCGTGACCGGCTTCAGTTTTTTATATTCGTCGGTGAAATCGATTGGCCAATCGCTCACGGCGTTGATCTTGTAAGGGATAATGTTCACGAATGAGGTTTGTGGCAGCGACCAGTCGGTGACCACGATCTCGTAAATCCCCAGGGCATTTAGTACCTCATGAGTCACTTTCAGCGCCATCCCGGCCTCCATGAATTGCCTCAGCAAGGCCACGTTATCGCGCGGCCAGTCCAACCCTTTGAATGCAAACGACCCCTGAACCGACACCTGGTAGTCGCCGTTGGAGATAAACTCTTTCACAGTACCGTCCCTGCCCTGGATGGCTGTGCTCACGATATTTTTCGTGTTGGAGATTTCCACGATGGCGCTTTCAAGAAGCAAATCTTCGTTTATCACATCGTTTTTACCAATGGTCAACGGGAGAAATTTGGGAAGCTCCGGGAAATAGGAATCCCCATAAAAAATTTCTTTCGTCACCTCGTACAATGCAGACTGGTAAGCAATCTCGTTGGGCGCGTTGAGCAGGGTGTTGAGTTTATTGCCCAAACCAGGGGCATAAACTATGCCGGCCATGCGCAGGATTTCGGGTATGGTGAATTCGATATCCATCAATGGCCGCTGAGTTTAATTTCTGAATCCCTTACTGAATCAACGATCGCTTTGGTAATTTCCTCTTTAATCCGGGCAGTGCCTTGTTCCAGTCTATTCGTGAAAAAATTTATAACCGGGTCAATATGTTCAATTTTAACATTGATATTCCTGCCACTACCAATTTGCGTCCCATCGGTTTTTCGGTTACCAGCATCTTGATTTACCGGACTTGGTATGATCTGGTTTGTATTAGTTTGGAGTAAAGTGGCCCCAGTTGTTTCCTGACCGGAAAATAATTTACTTTTTTCCCCGGAAACTTCTTCCTGGTTGAAATCATTGACGCCATCCTGATAACCCTTTGAAACAGCATTGCTGATCTGCTTTGAGTTAACAATCGCCGATGTTAATGGGTTAGCCTCTAACATTCCTGAAAATGAGGTTTTAAACCCTTCAGCCGCATCTTTTCCTCCATCTTTGATGAGGTTCCAGTCAAGAGTGAAAATTCCCTTGATAATTTTTCCAAGCCCGGAAAATTGCTTTATCAACCCTTCAACAACTTTAACCACTCCATCTTTAATTCCACTTACGAACGCCTTCATCCCTTCCCAAACACCCCAAACAATACCCCTGAACCAATCAAATTTATTATAAGCCCATACGATGGCGCCACCAAGGGCAGCTAACGCCGCAACGGCTATCCCAATCGGATTGGCATTTAATGCCGCATTCCATAACCACTGGGCGCCGGTTGCTATTTTTGTCCATGCTGCAGACATTTTCTGTGCATTGGTGAAAAAACCAACTGCAGAGCCCACAGCGCTAAACAGCGGCACCATTTGACTCAACGGCACCAAAGCCTGAAAGAGAAATTCTGACCAGGGCAATAAAGACCCGGTTGCATTGAAAAAACTGATCTTTAAATCATCCATCTTAGCCCGCACCTTCTCTAATTCATGAGCATAGGTTTTTGTCCTGATCTCTGCCTGCTGGTAAGCCACGTTGGTTCCGGTTACCCTGTTGGTCATATCACCCACCGATTCGGCATTTTTGATCAGGATGGTGGCTGCGTTGATGTTCTCGGCCCCGAAGATCTTCTCCATTTGGGTGGTATCATCCAACATACCGGTCATTTTAGCCAATGCGCCGGATAAACCCTGCGTTTTCAGGTCAACACCCGGAATGTCTTTGGTCTGAAGCTTCAGCAGGATATTGCGGAGCGCGGTACCGGCCTCGGATCCTTTAATGGCATTTTGCGATAGCACCTCGATGGCGCCCACGGTTGTCTCGATGTTTACCCCGGCTGCATTGGCCACGCTCCCGGCGTTTTTCAGCGATTCGGCCAGGTCGGGGATTTCGGCGGCGCCGAACTTGGCCCCCGCGCCCAGCACGTTGATCACGCGGGCAGCCTCGGTGGCCGGGAGGTTAAACTGGTTCAGTGCGAACGACATCGTATCGGCGGCCATCGGCAAGTCAACACCGGCAGCCTGCGAAAGTGTAATGGTCTCTTTTTGCAGCGCTTTCAGTCCATTCACACCGCCTATCTTCGTTACGTCGATGTTGGATGCGAGAAGTTTGAAGGCTTCAGCGGCCTGCCCTGCGCCAAGCCCGCTGCTCTTACCTACCTCGCGGGCTGCTTCAGAAAGAACATCGAGGTCGCTGCCGGCCAAACCGGTAATGGCGGAGAGATCGGCAATTTTTTGTTCAAAATCAAGGCCCGGTTGTGCAGCTCCTGAAAAGGCTTCGCTGAGATTGCGGACATTTTCTGCTATCGCGGAAAAACTAATCTGTTTAAGACTAAATTTGAAGTTAGAAACCTGTTTATTCAGTGTGTTAAATGAATCTTTAACCTCTCCTTCAAAAATTGTAACACGCTGGATTAATTGATTGAATTCTGCCTGGATTTTTTCAATAGCGATAAAAACATTCCCTTGAATATTTAGCTGTATATTTGTGGTCTCAGACATCAACAATGGAAATTATCGCAGCGATTATTGGTTATTTACTTGCCTTTTTGATAATTGTTGGACTACCTATGTATCTTATTCAGATTATTCTGTTTGCATTTGATATCGAATGGCCTAAGACCCGAAAATCTTCATAACCACTTTTGCAACCGCCCCTTCCATCAACTGCTGGTCGTATTGTTTAAGCCAGATGGCCTGGGCAGCCAGATCCGCGAATTCTTCCTCCGTCAACTTAAAAGGGTCAAGGCCGAATTGCTGACGAATCAGCGACCCGGCCTTGCGTAAATCATCGCCCCCAGATTCCGGATCTATTAACCTGGAGGCTACATTTTTTTTACTTCGGTTTCCAGTATCCTGAACAGGCGGTTAACCTGCAGCAGGGTGGCGAACGTCACCTCGTCGTCGGTCTTCATCAGCGGGTCGCCGCCCAGCCAGCAGTTCTCGAAAACCACCTGCCCGCCGCGCACCGGGTCGCTTTCCATGAACCGGCTGGCTGCCGATATGGTCTGCAGGTCGGGCTTTTTGAAGTAACCGGTGAACCTGGCCCCTTCGTCGCCGATCACGGTGATGGCCGTTACATCGCCCCACCTGGACTTCCATTGCTTTACCTGGGCTTCGGTTACCCCGCCCGGAAGCGTCGCTTCAGTACCTAATTTCTTTTCCATCACGACCATTCTATGTGTGAAACAATGAGGTCGAATTCGGTTTCGATCACCGTGTCGCCGGTTTTCAAGTCGCGCTTGTTTGAGGTAAACTCGCAATTGCGCACCACATGGGTTACCAATAAATCGCTGCCCTCGGCCATGAAGGTTACTACCATGTCGAACGGGGCAATGTCAACCAGCCTTTTACCGGCGCCGAGACTTTTTAAAATGGCATCCGTTTCGTATGAGTGGAGCGTGATCTTGGCCGATGCCTCATATTTGCCCAACCCGCGGCTTACCGGGAAAACACCAGCGCCATAGTTGTTTACTTTTTCCTGCTTCTCTTCGTAAGACACAGCAGTAATCCCCGACACGGTCCGCCCCAGAAGGTTTACCCTGACCGATCCCCAGGCATGTCGTATTCCGTTGATGAATGGTATCATTTTAAATGCTGTTTCAGATGGTTAAAAAGGATTGATAAACCCGATTGAAACGGTGATCTTGCTGGCTGATCCCGTGGGCACGATCCAGAACGATACCTGGAGTTCGTTGTTTGAAAGGATGTTCTGATCTGGATCCACGAAAACGCTCAGGGAGCTTATTTCGTCGCCCCGGAGCATCTCCTCCAGCGCCCTGCGGCCTTCGCTCTCCCAGCTTTTTACCACTTCGGGCGAGAGTTTCCCGGTAGCCTCGTCGATCAGCACCGGAGAATCGAGCCTGGGAAGGAACACCTCGAGAATCAGCCTGACGGCTTTGTTGATCGTGCGGGTGTTTTCCATGAACGCGTAATCGCTTGTGAGCGCCGTGCAGGCATGGCTGTTGTTGAAATAAATTCCCGATTTTCCGGTATGGCTCCTGAAAAAGATAGTACCATTGTTCTCCATAGTCTCCTGCTCACCCTCGGTGACAGTACTCATGGCTGCATTGCCAATTCCCGTAGCGGTCAAAGTACCTCCATATAGGTTGAACTTTTCAACCCAGCTGATTTTCTCGTTTACCGCTGCCTTGCTTACCGCGCCCAACATGGTGCCTACGGCAGCATAAGACGTGAACGCGGCATTTAAGGCACAAACCGACATTGCCTGTCCGCACATCACCGAAACATACTCGCTGTTCTGGTTTCTGAAATTGAAGGCTGCCGCTTTTGTAAATCCTTTGCCTTCCAGCAGTATGTAAACCGGACGGTGGCGCGAATATTCATAAGCAGCCAGTTCCTGCGCCTTGGCGATGGCGGCTGTGGTTGCCGCGAAATCAGTGACTGCCGTCGTGGGGTTGTAGGCTACGGCTAACTGGCGAATTGCCCCGTCGCAGTCAAACAATAGCTTCCGGGCATAATCCATCGTTTTGTCGAGCATGTTGGCATACGACACCGATTTGGCCACCAGCATCAGGTACAGGT